TATATATAGCCGCTTGCTCACTAGCTTTTGCAGCAGTGATTGCGTTCAAGTTAGAAGATATAACTCCAGCTTCAGAAAGAATGGCTCTGGTGTTGTTTCTATCAACGTATCCGATAAACGGCTCAAGCGCTTCTCTTTGCGCTTGTGACATATCATCCGCTCCAATTAAGCCCTGACTGCCAATGTAGGCTTGCATAGCGGCTTGCTGTACTGGAGTAGAGTCCTGCATAGCCACCTGGAGGGCCCCAGACATAGCCTGTGCGCCCAGAGTGGACCTTACTGTTGTTGAGTACCCCGGCTTGTAAAGCTCTGCCTTTTCGGCCTCTTGAGAGGCTTTCACGCGCTCTCTAATCATTAGCTCCGCAGAATCAATGTTTCCTGAAGCCGCTTGGTCGTAAATTGATTCAGAAAATTCATCATTAGTTGTAGCAACATTATCTGCTGCCGCTGCTCTTGCTTTAGTTCTAGCTACATCTGCCAACTTAATTTTAGTTGACTTCATAATGTATGAACCAGAGTCCATGATTACATTTTTAAAACGATCATTAGCGCCCTTGGACATAGAACCAAGGAATGACTCAAACATATTTTGATATTGCACAGGGTCTTCATATTTGCTTGCAAGCTCTGCCGACTTGAGTCGTATATCTTTATCAATAGTGTCAACAAGACGCCGTTCAACCACTTGCTCAAAAGCAGATGATGCGATGCTGCCCATACCATCCATGCTTGATAGCACTTCTGGCTTGCCAGTTTCTGGGTCAAAAGATTTAAGGTCTTCTCCAGAAATAGATTGCGCTGCCTCCGCTCCAAACTTTTCAGCATTTATCTGCGCACGTTCATAAAACTCTTGCCCGGCTCTATCAGCGAACCTTGAAATAGCATTACCTACATTCTGTTCACCAGTGTCAAAGCTGCGAACACCAATAGGTTGACTAAATATTTTTCGTGTTTCGCGTATTACTGGCATAGTTTACACCTTATCACTTTGGATTACTTGACGTTGGAGTGTATGTTATTTGTTGCTTTGGAGTATATGTCTTTGCCACTTGTGAGCCTAAATCAAAGAGCCTAGACATATTGTTAATTTGAGCAACAGAACGAGCACTTGATCCACGCTGACGCTCAATCAAAGCTGCAACACTTCTGCTGCTACCCTCCAAACCCGCTTGTCTTTGACTCGCAGCTACATCGGAACTCATAATTAGCTCTTGGTTTTCTCTATACGCATCAAGACTAGAGCTTTCACCACCGCCAAGCTGAAAAGAAAACTGAGCATTATTTGACGATCTTGCATAATCGTATTCATAAATCCGTTGATTTTGAATCTCTACAGCTTGTGCCTCTGCCAGCTTTCGGTCAATTTCCATCTGTCTGGCTTGCCGCTCTGATTGAAGCTGCTGAGCCCTAGCTGCTTTGTTGGCCCCAGATATTGCAGTAATCGTAGACGCGGCCGCTAAAAAAAGTGGTAGTCCCATTAGAAAGTTAACTCCGCTACTATACCATTAACTTGCAAAGCAAGTGGGGCAGATTGTGTTACTGTAATTTGTGGGTCTCTACTGTAACCCATTAGGCGGAACTCTTTCTTGCCTGTAAACGAGTTGACTTGCAATGAAAGGTCATCAGTTACGTTTCTTAACACTAGGTTCGCGCCGTTTACTGTAGCAGACAAGGTGTTATTAAGATCAACTACTACACTACCTATACGCCGCGGTGAGCCAGTTACAGGGCCAGAACCAGTAGCAATGTCTAAAGGGTTTGTTGTTAAGGTTACATTAAACTTTAAACCAATTTCCGCCTCAGTTAGATTTGGATCAATAGCAGACACATCTATTTCTCCGTTAGCAACTGTAAACTCACCAACATAATTATTTCCATCTACAACATTAAGCACTGCACCGTTTTCGTAAAAATCAGACACATCGAAGACACCGCTTGTTCCAGTGTATATACTAGAAACATCTGTATTATATGCTTCGTCAAACTCGCATATAGCAAACACTTCAACATTATCGCCCTGATCATATATTACGCTGGCAAATACACGATCATCAATAGTTACAGTAGAGTTAAAGAAGCCTTGAGTTGTAAACTCCGTCCATCCAGCGCGGTCTTCACCTCTATTGGAATTAAAAACAGAAACAGTTCCGTTGTAATTTGTAACAAACACATAGCTTTCTGATCGGCTCATAGCTCCATACATTGTATTCATTTCAATTGGTGTTTTTATTAAATGCGAAGAGATAAGGGAAATTGGGTTTGCAACATAAGCAGCTTCAGTATCAGCAAAAACGTATTCTCGCACAATGGCTCCACCCTTTTGAACAAACAAGGTGGCGCCATCTAATGCTTGGGGCCGAACAAAGTCACAGCCAAATGGAGTTTGCCTACGCACAATAATGTTTGTTGGCGTAATTGGCTGGTTGCTGAATGCTGGAACATACATTTCAGAAGTCGCTGTGAAGACTTGCAAATCACGATTAGAGACTAAGTGACGAATCTGGTTGATCTCACCAACGCTGGCAGTAACGTGAATAGCTTCGTCATCTTTTGCAGTACCAACATCAAAGTTATAATACTGCCCACTTTTGCTAAACCACATCGAGTCTGGCTGAGATAAAGTTCCGCCAAAAACCAAACGGTTCTGATGAAAGGTAACTGCACCCGGGAAGCCCCTAAGTGCAGAATATGACTGTTCTTCCCAAGAAGTTGTTGGCGCTTTAGTTGTAACCTTTGGAGTTCCGCCGCCAATTTCAGAAGCATTAGCATTTGAACCAGCGGTCATAATAAACTTATTATCGTCTACAATCTCAGCTACAGTCCTAACACCGTTTATTTGACTGTTAGAAATGCCTCCCACTGTGCCAGCGTGAGAAATAGTAATGGAATCGTTAACAGACAAACCATGCTTGACCATTGTAACTTCAATGTCTGCCTGACCTTCGGTTGTGCTAAAAGAGTTAACTGGCAGTCTAACTGTCAATATATCAAGAATATTTGCAGTCGCTGACGTTGTGCTTTGAACTGATACTATTTCAATTTCAGCCCCATGATAACGAAGAGTAATTCCGTCATGAAATCCAGTTGTGTCAAAATATGGGTCTGAAGTTGTCAAGGTAACGCCATTGCCCTGAGTGGCAGATACTTCTAGCGTAGTCCCTTGACGGTGAAAGTTATAATAAGGTTGATATATTTTAGTTAAATCAGACCTAGCGTCAAAAACAAAAGGCTCTACTTGGAATGTGCTAAGTCCTGTACGAACGATTTGTTGAGGCAAAAATGTAAGGTGACAGATAAACATAACATCACCAGCTTGAGTAAACGTATACTCATGCAAAAACGTATCAGTAAATTTTAAAGCGTTTCCGTTAATATCTTGAGTCAAAGTGCTGACTAGATTCAAGACGCCAGTTATCGGATCAATAAAAAAAAACTTTATCTTCCCATGCTCAAGAGAGACTACATAACGCTCGTCATCAGAAAATATAAAAGGCAACAACCGTGATTGCTGTGTCTTTGTTGAGTCTATAACAATGTCATTTCTGTAGACCGCTCTAAGACCAGCCCTTTTAATAACACCACCCTCTGCGCGGAGAAAGAAGTTTTCAATACGTTGCGCTGAACCCGTGTAAACCGCTGAGTCGGTACGGGAGTACAAAGATGGGCTAACCTCTCCATAAGAAAAGTTGGTTACTGGAACTCGTACCTTTTGCATTAGCTGCGCCTTTCAGCAATAAACCTTGACGTTGATAGCTTTCGAGTTGTTTGTTGCTGTGAGTCTAAAGTTCTAGCACGCATCATTGTAATTTGTGCTTGCTGCCCCATAAGTTGGGCTAAGCTAGCATCTTGCGCTAAAGAGGAAGCAAAAACAGCGGCTAATTCAAACTGAACTGCAACCACAAAGTAAGATGGCCAATCCTGTTCATTTGCCCTAAAGGTATAATCAAGAACTAATTCTGAAGTGCTACTTGTATCGCAAAATATTTTATCGCCATAGGTCTGATATTCAATGTTAAATTCATTAACAGTAACAGCGTGAAGCATAAGAGAATCAGATGGAATCTGATACGCTGCATTATACCTGCCAGTTGGCTGCTCAGATAATCGATTAAGAACTGCCTGATTTGTTGCAAATCTCCAGCGGCAATTTACCAGAGATGATCGAGCTATATCTTCATACATATTAGCCGCAATTAAAGACTCGTTTGTCCCGTCCTCAAAAGAGGTGATCGGCTCTGCACCAATTAAGATGAGGGCTCGACTAGATACATCAATTGGGGTGTTAGCAGAGGTGCTAAGAACAGCCATGTAAAGTCTCCAAACATGAAGATAGGGGGAAGTTTCCCTCCCCCGATCAATTTAGTTATTGTCGAGGACTTCGTAGACACCAGTGTTATCAATCACGACTGAGCCCATAGACATCATTGAAGTTGCAAGGTGCGCAACCTTCTCGGGTACATAGTTAACTTCTGTCTTAACGTCAGAGTTAACGCCCAAGCCAACTGCCCGCATGTGGTAAGCATAGTTCTTGCCACCAGCTACAGCAGACGTTGAGAAAATCTTGAAGCCCAAGAACTCTTTCATTGTCATGCCGCCAGCAAATGGAAGCTGTTGTGGTCCCACATAATCTGACGAAGCAAACTCATTGATGTTAAACAAGTCTGCAAAACCAGCAGGGGACATAGCAAGATAACGCTGTCCGTCTTCTGGAATGTCTGCCGAACCAAATGTTTGGAACAATGTAAGCAAGTCAGCTTTGCCAAGAGCGCCAGAAGTGTCAGCGATCTGCGTTCCACTCGCGCCAGCATCCATTGCAGTAACGATGATTTCATCAGTCTTGCGACCTAATGCGGAAGCTGCTGACTCAGCAACAGCTTGACGCTCGTTGATGTTCATCTTTAGCTCGTCAAGTTTGTCGATGTATTCAGCGGCATAGAAGTCAGCCATTGTTGCTTCAACTGTTGTGTGCGCAAGTTCCATAGTGCTTATGTTGCCATTGCGCGCTTTAGTTGATGCCGCACCTGTACCAATTTTTTGAAAGCGAGATACAGAAGCAGAAGTGTTTGTAGTACGAATTGTATTGCGGAGCTTGGAACCCATGCGCTGATAAGCAAGATGCACATCGGTTTCAAACTGTTTGATAAATGCTACGTCAATTGTGTTAGCCATTTGAACAGTCCTTTGTTAAAGTTTATCGGGTTTGCATCTTGGGTATCCGCTCAACATCCTCAACGAAGGTATCCTTTCGGGCTTCTCAGTGCATTACGGGCCTTGATAATTTATGTGAAACACTTTTTTCCATTGGATTGCAACGCACAAACTCAATATATTTGTGATTACGTTGCTTAGAAATGCCTACAGCCTCGAATCCAAGAGACGCAGCCCAATTAAGCATTATTGGAAAATCAGACAATATAGCCATACAAAGACGCGGGTGGGTTTTGTCAAAGAATCCAATTATCATCCGAGACCCAATTACCAACAACCTAAGATTTTTCTTAGCTTCATTAGTAAACACACAAAAGAACTGAGGTAATTCTATTGTAGAATCAAAGGCTAACCCTGTTACGCAAAGTATTGGTCCGTCCTTGCTCTTTACTACATAAGCCTCTGAGGTTTCCATCATTTCTAATATTGCTTCTTTTGGGCTATCATAGCCTAGAGAAAAAATATCGCGCAAGCCTTCTGGAGGAAGGTTAAAGCATATCTCGTCTACATGATTGTATTGCAACGGGGTTAAATAAAACTTGCCCCGTTGCATTATTTTCACATCATCCATAAAGTTTTTTAAATCCAGACTGAACTTGCTTAACGTAGTTGTCATCCCTTACGCGGGGATTCCAGTATCTTTCATCTCGCATCATTTCATTCAATGATGCCTCTGTTAGAGCATCTGCTGTTCCAGTTTCTACATTCATAGATGGTTCTTTCATAGCTGTCATAATCGATTCAAGGGCAAGTATCCCGTCAGCCCCTTCGCACATGCGCTCAATTGCTGGCATTGCTTCCTCGGGAAAGAACTTATTGGCAAACAGAGACGCAGCCTCAATTCTAGACCCCGCGTTTTCGCCAAGCTGCTTAGCTTCTTCTTGAAGGTTAGGCTGTTCAGGCAAGGCGTTCATATATAACTCAATGCCTCTTTGAAACTCTTCTTGATTATATCCATTTTCAAGGCAATGATCTGCCCATTCTTTTAAGGGTTCACTTGCAAGTGCCTCTTCCTCATTAACAAAGTCAGGCAATTCATATTCGCCAGATGTTGCTGGAACGCCTTCTTTCGGCTGGGTCATTTCTTCTTTTAGACGCTCACGAATAGCGTCTTCTTTCTCACCAATCTTAGATTCAAGACTTTTGTAAGCACTTTCAAGGTCTTCTGCCGTTTTGTACTTTCCAGCAAGCAACTCTTCACTAGCTTGAGCGTCTGCTTCTGGTTGAGCATTTGTGCTTTCCGTTGCGTCAACCTGCTCTTCAGCTTGAGGTTCGGCTTCAGTTGTTTGTTCAAGAAGTGTGGTTTGTTCAGACATTCTTTTTTACCTTATGCGAATGGTTAATACGAGATTCAATAAGGCCAACAACATAGCGCTGGCCTTCTAAGTGTCGCAACTCTTCTGTTGATACATTTGGGCCATTTACCATTTCGATGGTGATAGACCGCAAGTATTTTAGTACAGCCTTACCAGACGGAGACCCGAATACTTCTGCGATATTAAGGCTAATCTCTCTATCGCTTTGTAATGAGCGTTGAACTCCATCAACGCCCACGTGAACTTTTGCTTTTTCCAAGCGCTACTCCAACGGTTGTGGTGCAGCCTCCATCCCAGCCTGTTGCTGTTGTGAAATTTGCTGCATCATTGCAACTATTTCTTTACGCTCTGATTCGTCACGAATCAAGTTATCTGGTACACCAAATTTTTTAGCAAGGTATGCAGCAGCTTCTTCTGAGTTAACTAATACCTGTGTTAACTCAGGCCCAAACGCCGATTGGGCTAACTCCATAAAGCGTGAAATAGATGTAATATCAGAGTTTGCTTGAGCCTGTGCTAGTGGAGATACTGATCGCACTTTAACTTCACGACCGTTAACTGTAGGTATATCAATCCGACCTTGTTTCTTTAGGATATAGATTACACGCTGCAATACTGGCTGCACCAGTTCAGCTTGGAGCCGACCAAACGCAGAGCCTACGCGCCTAGACAGGTCAGCCATACGTTCCGCAACCTCCGTAGCGGAGGCGGGGGTGCGATCAGGATTGCCAAGCATATCGTTATATAACGCTCGTTTAATATTTAAGCGCATGTCTGATAGTATTAACTGAGCTACATCAAAACTTCCCGCAGCTCTTATCGGCTGTAAGCCAGAAGAGCCCATTGCTTTAGGTATAATCGTACCCGGCACAAGATTGATTGTGTCTGGGTTTATAACTCCGTCATCTTCCATTTGATAAATGCCAGAGATTGCCATCTGTGCATTCTCAAGGATCAACTCGATGGTAAGATTGGTTGTCTTAATTGCAGACAACGCGTTAATTAATGGCCCACGACCATAGACTTCACCTGCACACTTTGACCAACGGAAGCAAATAAACGGATTGGAGCCAATGCCCTTCATCTCTTTTGTGTAAACCACACATTTAGTGGTCATGCAGATAGCATAGCTAAGGTAGGCTTCCTCATTTAACTTACTGTAATCACGACAAACAATCTCAAGAATAGTGGTTGTATTTTCGGGAGAGCTTTGAACTTGGTTCATTAGATCAGGTGGCATCTTTGCTTTTGGGTAAAGAACAATGATCTGACCAAACTTAATGTTTTTCCTCTCACGGAAAACGTGATCTATCTTATCATCAGGGCCAGTATCCAAAACAACATGTGGCAAAGGAATTGCTGAAAAGTTAATTGGGTTAATAGAGTCACCCTCTTCACAGACTAAAACTCCGGTCCCTACCGCTAAATCCATAAAGGATTCGTGAACCTCTTGTGAGAAGTTAGAGTTTTGTATAACCTCGAAGACGTAATCAGTTACATCATCAAGATCATTATTTACCGAGTCACGCTCGTTCTTAGGTATTTCAGAACCAGAAGTTAAATCTGCCCATCTAGCAAAATTTGGTACAAGTCCAGACTGCAATCTTGACGCAAATTCCTGAACGCCAACAACTGCTGTTTCGTCGAAGATTCTATCATCTCGCCGCTGTCCAGTCGCCTCATAATAAAAAGATTCGCGCTGCGGTAGCGCATACTCATAACACTCGTCGAACAGCGGAACAAAGTTTTCACGCTTTGCTTTTGCCGAGTCGTACAGCTTCATGTACTTCTGCGCTACATTATCCATTAGTTTGCAAACCTATCATAATAGCCGATACCGCCACCAAGTCCTGTAATCAAACTGCGGCGACTGCGTGAACCAGAACGACGAGAGGCGCGACCTCTTGTTGCTATTGATCCAAATTTTGAAATTCTTTTCTGACGCTCAGCTGCTGCGCTTAACACAGGGCCAAGGTCTTTTTCGGCTTCAGCTTCTTCTGTTTGTTTCTTCATGTAAGATGCTTGCGCAGCTATCAGGCTTTTTTGATTTGTTTGTAAAGACTGTATTAATTTAAGAGTTTCTTCTCTTTCTTTTTGCTGAGCCTCAGATAACTTTGCAGCCGCTGCTTCTTCAGTTGCTTTTGCTAGGCTGTCTTCAGTGCTTACGGCCTTATCAAGCTCAGCTTGTCGCTTAGCTTCTTGTTCAGCCTTGTAAACGCTAACGGCTTCCGCTTGAGCCTTTTCAATCGCAGCCTGTTGTTGCTTTGCAGCCTCTGCTTCCGCTGCTGCCTTTGCTTCTTCAGCCGCAGCTTTTTGCTTAGCTTGCTCTTCCTCTACTGAGGCTGCATTTGGGTCAGCCTGTTGTCCGCCACCACCACCAAGACACATATAAATTCTCCTTACCTTTGTCACTGCATATTCATACAATCAAAATAAAATCAACGCACAATTACATTCTGGACCAAAGGCCCTGTCGGCGTTCTGGCCTCTTCTTAGCAAAGACATCAAATGAACGTCCAGCCACTACAGGTGTTGAGGGCTTTTGACTATTCATTAGCGCCCTGCCCTCA